AGAGCTTGTTAAGTTAACTGACAAACCAGAAGAGCTAGACTGAATGCTGTTTCCGTTTAATTTTAAAGTTAAGCTATTATCTGTAGTAAAATGATTTGCATTTAAGTTTAAAGAGAAACCATCAGAAGATACTTGAATACCTACGTTACCGTCTAACAATAATGACAAAGTTCTATCAGCACTAAGATTTCCACCACCAGTTAAGCCATTACCTGTATTAACCGATCTATTTTCTAAACCTTGATTAACAGTAGCGGTAGCATCAAAGTATTTAGAATCAATTGTTCCACTAGAATTTAAAGGAACAAGACCATTCTTATATCCGACAGCTGGATTAAGTTCTAACTTATTGTCTCTATCTACTAATTCTTGAATAGAGTTGATAAGTTGTTTTACTTCATGGTTTAATTGAGATGCAATCAGTCTAGATCCAGTTTGCCACGTAATGAATGGATTTGTTTTGTATGTTCTTCTTAAAATATACAATTCATCAGAACCCGGATTAAACACAGGTAAGTTAATATTAGTTCCATTTCTATTGTAAACATAATCAGAAGCAGAGGCACTCATTGTAATTGTTTTATTTGCCGTATTGATAGTATACATAGAACTACCTGAGGAACTAGAGTTAGGCAAAGTCCAAACAGTTAACACTTCGTCAGCTGAAATATCAGATCCACCTAAGCCATTAGGAGCTTCTGCATTAATAAAGGAGGAGCTTAAGGTAGTCTTACGAACAACAACAATTTGATCCTGATCTGCTACATCAGAATTTAAACTTAACGTAGCATATGAGTATTCGTATACTCCTGCTGCTGTAGTAGCTTTGATATAAGAACCAAATGATTGGTCGTGGTTATTATACAGTGTCATTAATTCCTCCTTATTTATCTAATGAACTATATTTAGCTTTGAATTTGCCTTTAATTTCAATCTGTGTAATGTTAACAGGTGTTGAAAATTCGCTTTGTATTTGAATTTTAATATCATTTGAGTACCCAAGGATCTTACAATTGAATTCACCAGAGTCATCAATCAAATTACTAGGGAAAATAGAGTCAGTTTCTCCTACAAAGTTATTGTTAAATATACTTTCAACAGGGCTTCTGTTTTTTCTAGTTACTAATATCTTGTAATCCCCTGTTTGAAAGTGTCTTAAGTTCAAAGACTTTAGATTTAATACACCATCAACAACATTATTGTTTTGATCTCGATAGAATAATTCAGATAACTCTACATTCATGGTAAACATAGTACCAAAATACACAATAGCTGTAAGTGTATCGTACTTTCCGGGTATTCTAACCTTTAACATACCGTCTTCAACTGTTTGAGAAGAAATGTTTACGTTAGAGTAGTTATAATCTCCCCATCCAGTGTGTAAAATAACTGTATCAAACTTATCAAACTTAGTATTGATAGTATATTCTGTTTCGTTTGTCTCAGGAATGTATCTAGTATTGTCATTTGTAACAACAAGTAAAGATCTATTGTCAATTCTTGGCATGTTTACAGGCTCATCGTCTAAAAAGATTTTTTGAATATAAATATTTTTTGATCCATCTTCTTGAACATGAGCAAGACACACAAAAAGATAGTTATCGTAGAAACTGCTTGAAAGAATTTCCATATCTTCTCTTAATACCCATCTGTGGAAAGCGTTTTGAACTACTTGATCCGCAGAGAATCTGTTGGTATACACATAGAGATAGTTTTTAATCTCGTCATCGGGCAAGAATAAAGTATTCTTTGAGTTTGCTACAGTAATTGTACCAATTTTATTAGGTAGGTAGTTTGGAATATGTTGACTGACCTCAACAGCATTATTTAAACTAGCAGTTTCCCTAGAGAAGTAGATATAAAACTTTTGAGGAGCAGCAAAATAAATTTGAGTACCCATAAGCACTGGATCTACAACTGGACTGGTAGCATAGAAAGCCGTTGGTGACAGTTCAGCAGTCAACGGCGTGATTTGGTTCTCAGATCCCAACAATTCAAACTGAGTATCGCTTTCAGTATTAATAAACAGAGAGTTCACATACGGAACCATAGACATAATCTTAGAATATCTATTGGATGAAGCCTGAAGATCCAAGGGATCTGCTTCCGAAATAATTGCAGGATCTTGTACCCAAAGATCGTTGAATTGTCCGACTCTAGAGGAGAATAACGTATCCGATGCAGCCATAAACAGGCGACCTCGGTAGAAAGACATGGCATTAATCTCTACCTGTCTTAAGTTTTTACCTTCAACGTCTTTAAAAACAGTTGGACCTGAGTTATTTTGGTTTGTACCAGCAGTTCTCTGGAACCAGTTTACTGTATCAAGCGAAAAATTATTTTGGTTTTCCAAAGACAGTTTAACTGGCATTCTATCTGCATCAAAAACACTGTGTTCTGTAGGAGTTCTAACCTTTTGAGTATAAGGTCTACCTTTACCACCAGATTCTGGGTTTTTAGAAATAATTCTATAATAACCCGGAGTTGCTGCACCAAAGGCAGAAGTACAAAAGTAAATTTTACCTCTACCTTCGGGATCTCCCACCTTAGGATAAAGGGCGTTTAAAGTTTTTTCTGTTCTATCGTTAATTAGCGTACTAAATCCATTGTTAGCAAGCATATCTGTGTCTAACGGAGGAAATTTAATGTCTCCAAAGTTTGGAACAGCTTGTCCTAATTCTGGTTTCTCTGGATCAGGATAGAAAAAGTCTTCAGCCAACAGCAACTTAGTATCTCTTTCAAATTCCCAGTATTCGCTGTTTAAATTACCACCAATAAATGGAGGCTGATCACCATCTCCACCAAAGTTAACATCGGTATCAACTTCACCATCAGTAATTTGATACTCAGGTGGTTCTGGATCAATTGGTTGAATAGTTTTATAAACTTTTCTTAAAGCTGTGCTGCCATCCTCAGAAAAAATAACCTCATCCCCAGATAAATAGTTTGCATACTCGTTGTATTCTTTAGCTTTGCCCTCAGGATCTTGAGGAATAGTAGTATAGTAATCAATCTTTCTACCCTTTAGATCTTCAGTTGTATTACTAGTACCATCTAAATTAAACTTAGTATTTAAGATATCTACCAATCGAACGATTGCATTTGTACCAAATGGATTTAAGATAGTAACCGTTTCGTTTAGATTGTACCCATTACCCGGATCTTCAACTGTGGCAATAGAAACAATAGTTCCGCCTTCTTCATTAACAGTAACTTCTAGTCCTGCTCCTTCTGCTGAAGATGTACGATATACAGTACCAGTTTGAAACTGAGTACCTCCATCTACAATTTGAAAACTATTCTCTAAACTTCTATCGGGAGCAATGGCTTTACCTGTAGCTTCAGATGAAAAGCCAGCTTTAACTTTTCTATTTAAGATTAAAATATTTTGACCAATAGAGACAGCCTTTAAAACATCTTTAGCATCGTCGTTTGTATCTGGCTTATAGGTTAAGTAGTCTCTAATGTTGTCAGAGATAGGACCAATACTGCTGGTAATGTTTAACCAACCCTGATCAGTGATCTTAAAGATTCTAATTAGATCATCAGTATTATCTTTGTAATGTACAATTACTAAGTATCTAACGGTATCTGAGATATCAAACCAATAGAACCACAGATTCTTAGTATCGACAGTTTCAAACAAGACATCATTACCGTCATCAATTGGAGAGAAGAACTCAAATCCAGATCTCTTGCTAATAGACTTTTCTAAGGTAACAAAACAGTTGTCAATATTCTCAGCTTCGGTAGGCAATCTCTTAGTAAATGCTTGTCTACCTACACCGCTAGATAAACTGTAGATTGGAATCCGAACCATAAGGTTTCTTGACTTTGCCATTATCTGTGTCTCCAGTATCTAACTCTTGATGGATCATTGGCTGTATGACCACGATTCATGAAGGCTCGTCTTGCTAGATCTCCAGTAAAGATACTTCTATTTTTATCTAGAACATCTGTAGCCTTAGCCTTACCAAGACTGATGCCCTCCTTAGAGGCAAGATATCTGTCAATGTCTCCATCACCCATAGTAATAATCTGATAGTGACGAGCTGCTGAGATAATGATAGACTTTTGAATACTAGTATCCATATCTTCCCATCTCATAAATTGAATAAACTCAATAGTATATTCTTCGTCATCCCAAGTATCTGATTGTTCTGTTACATTGAAGAGATAACCGTTAGGCTCTCCTCTAACAGTAGCCTCAATGATAAAGTTCTTGTAACCTTCCTTATCCGATACGTGGTGACTCAATAACCTGACACCCAAAGTATCGGAGGGCAGCATAATCTTGTTATCTGAATCAGGCTTACACTTTTTAACATAGGTGTTACCTGCAATTCCTTTATATTGAAACTCTTCAGAAGCTCTATCTAAGATAAATTCTGCTATACCTGTATCAATACCAGAGTTGTTATCTAAATCAGATACAACGTCTTCTCCTGCTGTCAGTAGCATTTCATTAATAGCCTGTAATCTAGAAATATATCCCATAAGATCCTCCTTTGAAAACTGCAAGCCCCCTTTCGAGGGCAAGCAGCGTATGTATTAAATTTTAAATTTAGCTGTACTCGCCGGTCATACCGAGAGCCAACTTAAAGCCAGCTCTACCGTCAGTATTAGCACCATCGCTAAGCTCGCCCATGTTGGTGTGAACAGTAGCACATTCAGGCTTAAGCACACCAGTACCAGCCATCATAGAAGCAACCGTAAACACGGTGTTACGACGAACATCATCAACCGTATCAACCTTAAGACCTTGAAGCTTAAGAGCAGCAACAGCACCAGATTGGAAGGTCACAGCCTTAATCTCGTGAGCCACGGTGTCGTCCGCCAATCCAGTGGAAGTGTTGTTTTCCTTGAGTTCATAATCAAGGTTATAACGAGCTTCACCAATCGTGGTGGTAGAACCAAGGTCAGCAGTAAGTCTGTGATTAGACTTACAAATGGTAACACCCATGTACTCAAGAGTATCATCGTAACCGTACATACCTTGTCTTAATGGAGCACCTAAGCCACCAGCTTCAGCAACACCACCAAATAATGGCTGTGCGTTAGTAGCATCAGTTCCAGTACGAGCAACACCAAGAGCACGAATGTCTTGGAACGTACGTGGAGAAACTACGGAGTAGACACCTTCAGTAGGAATGTTATTTTCAAGCAGGTGAACCATATAGTCTTCCAAATCTTGAAGATAAGCTAAAGCTGCATTTGCTCTAGTAGTGTTATTGGTTTGCGAAGCATTACCAAGATCATCAAAAGTAGTGCTGTGGAAACCATCATGATAAGCTAAAGAAGAACGAGGATCGTTTGACAACTTAGCTTCAGCAGCGGCACGAACAAGGTAAGCGTAAATTTGCTTATCTCTAGTGTTAGCCAAAGTCATGCCAGCTTGTCTAGCAATCTCTGCTCTATACTCCCATTGGGTAAGCATAAGGTCAATGTTATCTAACTCAAAGTGAGCAGCCATTGGTCGCTTATCCAATTGAACCTTAAAGGTGGTAGAGGTTTGATCAGCACCGCCAACCAATTCTTCACCAGCATCCCATGAAGGCTTAAGATCCACGGTTCCCGTGATTGGGAAAACCATTTCGTTTCCAGAAGCAATGGTCTTTGAAGTAACCATTGATTCAAACTTGTTATGCTCATCATAAGCATGAATAACTTCGCCAGACCAAATAGGAAGCCAAAGTTCGTTAGTCGCATTTACGGTATGCGGAGCACCGCTGATGCCAGCAGTGACATCAGTTCTATATGGTAAACTTTGATGCTGTAAGTCAGCACCAGCTGGATCTGCGTATCCCATTGTAAAAATTCCTTTTAAAATAAAAAAATTAAAAGGGACAAAACAATTACGATAAAAGATTATTCTTCCGAGTCTTTTTAAAGTCTGCCTCATAAGTTAAGAATTATCCATTGCAATTAAGGGGATCTATTCTAATTCTAATTGGCTGAAAAATTTTTGCAGTAGTCCCTATTACTGCGGGAGATTGTTAAAGTCTGTCTTAATCATCCGTTGCTCAACAGCAGACCTAAATCCGCCTTCGAGTTTAAACCTTGGATTATTTCGATCAGCCAAAAACTCTCTCATAGTTCTGTAACCAGTGTACGTAGGTGCAGTAGATGCCACGTTATCTCCCTTGATATTTCTTTGTGGTTCTTTACTGCTAGCTTTACTGGCTACAGCATTATCAAACTTGGACGCTAATCCAAATAAGGTAATTTCTTGCATTTCAGGATGAGACAACCCAACGTTAATAGAGTTAATCTCATCTTGACTTAATGATTCCGCAGCCCACTTGAACATAGAGTTGAGGCGATCTTCGCCCCCAACCTTGTTAGCTGCGTTCATTCTTGATTCTCTCATCTTAGCCTTTTGTCCAGCCAAGAAATCACTAATCATCTCTGGAGTAAATCCAGTTTTGTTTTGAATTAATTGTTTGGTATCTTGACTAAGATCTCCAGTCGTTGCAACCTCATGACTCCACGTAGCCCAGTCTTCATTAGAAAAAGCGGGAGCTTCTTGCGGTTGTTCTGGTGGAGTTTCTTCCTTAGTGATTCTTAACTCATCAGAGTTAGCCTCAATTCTTTCAGGTACATTCTCCTGAGAAGGAGGAGTCTGATTGTTTAGCTGTTCTCTTAAAGAAGAAATCTCTTGTTGACCTTGCGTGTAATTCTTCTGTGCTTCCTTGAGCGAATTGAACCAAGCTTCTGCATTCTCAAAGTTATCTGGTACTTGATTACCAGTAGACTCTATATATTTTTCAAAAGCTTGACGTTCTCTCGCTAAGTTTACATCGTCAGGTGTAGCCGTAATAGATTGCTCCGCCTCATTAATAGCATTACCTAAAGTATCAGGAGTCGTTTGTTGATAATCAAGCGATTGTTCCTGTTGCGGAATCTCGTTTTCTGACATTAGTTATCCTTTTCTAAATCTCTAATTCTTGTTTCATGGTCCGTTAATACTGAGGAAAAGTTTTTAATCTGCTCGGTTAAAGAACCAAGTTGATTGTTCATCTTCCATAACATTGCTATCACACCCGAACCAACAATGATTTCTACAATCGGCACGACAGCACCCCCCATTTCAATAATCATTTATCTATTCCACGGAAAGAAGCCGCGAACCCATTCCCATGCTGCTCTACCAATAAGAGCACCAGTGGTAAACGCAATAACATGGGACAAAACAAAGCCCCAACTAAAAGTAGCAAATTCTATCATAATTTCATTTCTCCTA